TTAAAGGATGCTAAGAAAATATTTAAAGGTTCTGATTTAAAAATAGTAGAAACAGTTATAAGAGAAGCAAGGCAAAAAATACTTGCTATACACAACGAACTTGAATCAGAACTTGATGCCCTGAATGCTACTATTAATTAGCTAAAGGATTTTTATTATCTTCTTTGAGTACACTTACATCATTTTGTAAGTACTGTACTTCTGTCTGTAATGATGCTACGTCTTTGCTAGTTCCATTGTAAGCTTCTGATATCTTTTTAAGTGACGGGTTGATACCTTCATCAATACTTTTGTTGATATACTCTACTGACGTTTCAATAGCTACGAATCTTTCTTCAATAACTTTTTGAGCATCTTCTGTGTCACTTACACTTCCAATAGCTGCTTCAAGATTTTCAAGTCTATTTACATAAGTAGCACCGGTATATCCAAAACCTGCTAGTGTTCCTACAATACCTACTAGGGCAATTAGTTGTGTTGTTTTATTTTCAAACCATTCCATATTTTTCTCCGTTATAAATTTGGTTGCATGTTTATCATGTCACCTAATGTTTCAAGACTAGCACCGGCTAATCCATAAAAAGCTTGTGTGTTATCATCTAACATCACTCCTGCATAGATTGCTCTAGGTTCATACCAAGTTTCTTGCTGTGGTATTTGAGCTTCTCTGTACGCATCAAAGCCTGCAACGTATCCTAAGTAAGCTACAAGAGTTGTACTGTCGGCGTACTGTCCTGTTTCTTCTTGTTGTTGTTCAGCTTCTTCTTGTTGTTCTTTAATATTGTTTGCAATTATTTGATCAGCTACTTGGTCAGCTTCACTAGCTGTCATGACTCCTGATATAGCTGTGTCAATCTCGCCTTGCATATCTTGTACTTGTACATCTGCCATTGCAATTTGTGGAGTACCATCCATATCTGGCATAAGATTAATCGTCACACTAGTTGACGAAGTATCTACATCAGAACTCATAGATAATACTTGTTGATTTTGTGCTGCTGCAGAGACAACTTGATCTGAAATGCTTGGTGAGTTGGTTGTACTAATCCCACCAGTAGATGAGATAGAAGAGCCAGAAGAACTGTTTATAGTTGAGGTAGCTGATGATACTCCTGAATTTCTATTCGTCCCACCAGAGCCACGTATAGAGCCAGAAACACTATTCCTAGCAGTTTGTATTGTATTTGCTACAACGTCTAGTGCAGATACTCTTACTGAGCTTCTTTCTTCGTTGACTTCTTCCGTGATTTCTTCTTCGGCTTCGGCATATAACTCTTCAGGTTCTTCTTCCATGATTTCAATTTCTTCTTGGATTTCTTCCAACTCTTCTTCAAACCACTCTTCGATTTCTTCCAATGCTTCAGCAAGTTCTTCTTCATCTGTTTCATCAGTTCTAAGTTCATCTTCTAATTCCTCTCTTATAATTTCAAATTCAAATACTTCTAGTAGATCAGTTGTATGTGTAATTAGAATAGGATCATCAAGTCTGTCAAAGCTTACTAAGTATTCTTCTTCTATACTTGGCAGAGCTTCATATGACTCTTCAATAAATATTTCTTCAAAGTATACTTCGTCTTCATATTGTTCCTCAAACATAATAACAAAGACTTCTTCTTCATATACATCTTCAATAAATATATAGTCTTCTATAGGCTCTTCATACCATTCATCTTCAAATAGAAGCTCTTCGTAGTACTCTTCTTCTTCATAACCATAATCAAACTCATCTTCTACAAAGTAAGCTATTGATTGCTCTTGCTGATAACCTGCACAGAACGGAGCATACTGAGGGTCTTCGGCACACTGTTGATCATCATAGGCTTCCCAATATGAAGGACATGCCATATCATATAGAGAATCTAAATCACATTGCTGTGTTAAATAAGCTGCTGCATATCCTGCACAACTAGAATCATTCAATGGATCACTACAATCTATACTGTTTCCTGAACCTACTCCGTATAAACTACCACCATTCTCTAATGATGTATTACTAGCTGTATCATTCCAATCTGTATTTACACATGTACCTGTAATGTTTGTTGTACCTGTATTACATTCATCATGAAAAAGGTACTGATAGTATTGTGATGTACTGCCCTGCTCACCAATTAAAACATCATGCTGTATAATATCTAATGAACCATATCTATATTCAAATGTATTGTTGGTCCAAAGGATAACTTCAAAGCTGTTATCAGATGCCCTGCTATACTCTTGCATATCATACCAACCAAAGACTGCTTTATCATTAAAGTTCTTGGCAAGCATTTTAGATTGGTTGTCTCTTATCAAGTCTGTCCAAAAGACAAACATAGTATTAGTGTATTGAGGAAGAGGATCAGGAGTATAATCACCACAATAGTTGTTGTAATTTACATTGCCTGTACCTAAACCAAAATGTAAACAACCATTCGTAGCCATACGAGCAGAGTCATAAGCAGTACCGTAGAATGTGAAAGAGTTATCTAGATTAAATGCGGCTGATAACTGATCATCGCCTGCGTTTAAACTTGTTGTTCCTGTTTGATTTGTTAGGTCAATCAAGGACTGATTGCCTTCATAGATATATGTAGAGCTAACGAGTGTACTAAAACACAGGAGACTACTGACTATAAAATTCTTTAGCACAGGTCTGTCCTGATTTTCTTTTACCTTTAGAGTTTCGTTGTGTCTTACAATGTTTGATATATTTATCTTTGAGTTCTTGATAGTCAGGTCTGTCGTGTCTATTTTCTTTCCAAGCTTTCGCAGCTTCTTTACCAATTTTCCCTTGATACGGACAAGGTGTTCCTGCCATTTCCATCGCACTAAATACTCTAGCATCTTGACACAATATAGATACGGACGCTACTTTCATGCCTGTGTCGTATAAGTATTTGGAAAGCTTGAGTCTTTCGCAGTTCTCATCAGTAACTGTACCTCCTGTAGAAAATCCAAATACCTGACCTTGATAAGCTCCTGATCTTCCAACGGTGCAGAGGTCTTGAGAGTAAGACATAATACTAGGAGCAATAGCAGATGCCGGAGGTGCTTTAGTTTTAACATTCTGATTTATAGTCTGGGTAGAATTTGATTCGTTAATATTTCGATTAGTATTATCAGATACGGTATTGTTGTTATTGGTATTATTATTCGTGTTATCAGTTGTGACATTAGATTCGGAAGTTGATTGATTTACATTTGTGTTGTTATTTGTGTTCGTTGCAACTGATGTGTTGTTGTTTGTATTCGTATTATTACTTGTACTTGTCGTAGTGTTCGTAACATTTTGATCTACATTTGAATTAACTGTACTCGTAGATGTGTTTGTATTGACGTTTGTATTCTGATTTGTAGCAGTAGATGTATTTGTATTTACATTCGTATTACTGTTGGTATTTGTACTTGTATTAGTATTTACGTTTGTATTACTGTTTGTATTTGTATTTGTATTAGTCGAAGTATTTGTATTAGTATTCGTATTATTATTTGTATTCGTATTTGTATTGGTGTTTGTATTTGTGTTTGTATTAGTTGTAGTTGTAGTATTAGTTGTTTCTAAACTATTTTGTTCGCAGTATTGATCACCTGCTGTACAATCACCTGTCTGATCTGAGTAAGCTACAGATGCAAACAATGATAAAATTAGTGTGCCTAATAATTTTTTCATTCCTCTCCATTTTTAAGGTGCAATTTCCCTGTGAAGCTAACAATAGCGTTCTTTAAAATCCTTCTTTAGTTTTAGTAGTGGTTAGAAGAAGTAGTAGTATCCCGAAACTACTACATATGTCCAACCAACAATACATACAACGCAGACACTATTGGTCACTGCTTTCAGTTGATTTACACTCCTGTTTAAATTGATTCCATCTAAGGAATTCTCTGGTTTCTAAATCCCAAAACAATCCTTTATAACAATTATCTTGAGAGTCTTCTTCTTCGTCTGCGAGTCCGTACCAATTCCAACGTCCGTCCTCGATAACGTCTTTTAATTTCTGTTTCATTAATCTGATTTATGTGATGCTCCAAAGTAAAAGCTAATCACTGCTGATGCTAATCCACCTAGATATCCTAAGACTAGGTTTATCAAGGCTTCTGAATTTTGCTCTGGAGGTTGAAGGGTTACTAAAAAAATATACCCCATGAATCCACCAACTACAGATACACCTACGATTCTAGCTGTCCAGTCTTTACTAAAAGCTTTTCTAGCATCTTGTGTATCTCCTACTTCTAACTTAAATACATCAACATCAAGCTCTTTCATCTGAAGTTCGAACTCTTGTTCAGCTTTTTTAAGTTCAAGCATTTGTTCTGGTGTTGCTTCTTGTATGGCTTTTTCAATAGCCTTTGGTGTATTAGGTACGCCTAACACATCGGCTATCATATTAGCAGCCATACCACCCATTGGACCACCTAAAGCAGTACCTATTGTAGGCGCAACTGCACCCACTAGATTTTTTAACATATCTTTCATGCTTCTTCGTCCTTATATATAACTTCCATTAAGTCTTCAAACATATTACGAAAATCGTCTAGACTCATAAATGGCATGTCTTGTTTAATTTGATGTAGGCAGTATTGCCTGTAGCATCCTTCGAGTTGATCCTCTAGGTACAATATCATTATAGCATCCTTATTTTAGTTTGTCAATAGCTATCACAAAATCTTCAACTCTTACTGGTGTTTGTTCTTTCCATTTAGATTGACCATCCTTTCCAGAACCTGTTGAGACTTGTCGAATAGCTTCATCATAGTCTTTATTCTTCAAAGCTTTGTAAGCTGAAGGAAACTTATCCATCCATCGTGTGCCTAATTGAAAATTAACCGACCCTAATACTATAATAAACTCTGCATCTTCAATACCTAAATCTTCTATTTGTTGAGCAGCAGCTTCCCATGCTTTTGCAGCATCTGCTTCTAGCCATGCAGTGCGTTGTTCTTCTGAAACTTCGTCACCTACTTGGTAGACTTGGCGTTCTCTTTCAGTCAACAAGTGCCCTACACCACATGTAGGCTTGCCAAGACTGTCAAGATATACACATTCCTCGTTACCTTCTCTAAGTTCAAGGTGTTCTAAGTAGTCGTTGTATTTCATCTTTGATATGCATCTGTGTATGGTCTTCCAGTAAAAGGATTGATTCTTTTTTCTGGTTTAGCTTTTGTGTAAGGTACATCTACAGTACCTTCTGAATATGGAGTTCGTTTTGTAGGTCTAGGCTTGGTAGTATCTTGAATATCAATTAATTCGATAGGTTGTAATGGGAAGTCTCCACCTAACAGATTTTTTAAATCTCGTCCAAAGGGAGTTACATCTAGAACATTAGAGACTGCTCCTTCCATATCACCTTGATAGACATTTCTTCCAACCTTTGTAGGTAGTCTCATTAAATCATTTGTTAAAGATAATGCCGGAACTGCTCCTCCTAAACCCTCTGCAGCCCCCGGTCCAGTCAGAGTACTTAATATTTTGTCTGCTTGAAAAGGCATCACATTACCTGATAATCTTATTGCCTGTAAAGCATATTCTAAAGAACCTCTTTGTGGAATATTATCTTCGTCTTTGTAATAATCCGAAGGACTAAAGGCAACTTGAAGCTCTCTTACACCTCCATAGATACTCAGAGCTGCTAACATTCTAATAGCTAATGCAGCATCTCCATCTTCTAATCTACTTATTAATGCATTAGTTTGAGTTGTTTTTGCTTGTGCCCATGATAAAAATTGTCCTAATGATCTAACTAAAGGATTATTTGATTGAGAAAACAATAAACGATTACCTACTGTAGGAATAATTGCATCTCTTTCAGAAGAATTAAATCCTGCTTTATGTAAAAACTTTTTAGTTTCGTTACTATTATAAGCTTCTTTAGCATTTTTAAATTTTGCTATTTTTAATAATTCTTCTTTATTTACTCCTAATGCATTAATTTCATCTTGTAAACTTTGAGAAATTTTTCCACTCCTAGCAACTTTTTTAGAAATATCAAAAGTTCTAAACACACCTGCATCATACGCTGCTCCTCTAGCGAAGTCTGTAATTCTTTTTAGTTGAACAACTCTAAAAAATAAATCATTAAATTTTGAAATATTTCTACCTGCTTTATTTGAGGGATCAACTCCAAATCCAATGGCTTTTAATTCACTTTCTAAAACATTTTGATATTTAATACCCAACCCTTCTGTTGAAAAAGTATCTTGTTTACCTCCTAACAATTTTCCGGCTTTGGCTTTTGCAGCATAAGTTTTTATAACAGGCATAACTCCACTATTTTGTAATGGTTGAATTAAATCACCTAAACTAGGAATAGCTACTCTCGTCAACATAGTACTATTTCCTAACGCAGTAATACCTGCCATCATCACGTGACCGGTTTCATTACTTAATCTATTTCCATATAAACCAAAATAAGCATTTACACTGTCATTAATATGTTGTAATTCTTTTAACTCTAACTCGGTGGCAGTAGTTCCTTGTCTTACGTTGTCATATTTTCTACTAATATCATTTTTGATTGTTCGTAATAATTCTCCTTTTGCCCCAAAAGTCCTTGCAAATTCTAAACTAGGAATAGTATTTCTTACTAAAGTTCCTAAAGTTTGACTTGGATCATTTATAATATAATCTTGTAAAAGTATTCTAGCGTTTTGATCTGTGATAACTCTTTCCTTTTCATAATTTTTTAGTAAAGGAATAATTACATTATTACCACTATCATCAAATGCAGATGTCGCTCGTGTACCAGATAATCCAGATAAAACATCTGTTACTTGATTTTCAAAATTAGTTCCTCCTTTTTTAATAGCAGCATCAATAGCTTTAGTATCTGTAGGATTTAATTTAAAAGTTTGAACTGCCCATGCTCTTTTTAATAATGTTCCAAAAGTATCTCCATCTTTTGTAATTTTATCCCAATCCCACATTTGAGTTAAACCATAATTTTCTAACTCTTTAAATGGAATACCGGCATCGGTAACAAGTTCTCCTAAATTATTTGTAAAAGCTTCAACATTTTGAGAAGCTTGTTGAAGTGCTTGAAGTTCATCTGAAGTATATTTTTTAGCTAAATTATCAATTGTAGTAAACCCATTTCTTAATTTACCAACATCTTCTAACATGTCTCGTGGTACATTTTTTAAAACATCTTCATGAATTACATTAAATAATCGTCCAATATTATCAAGAGATCGTTGTTCAACTGGTCGTCCTACTTTACCAGTTAAAGAAGCTCCCATTTGTTTGTACATTAATTTACTAAATAATGATGAAGCTCCTCCCCACGCATTAAGTCTGGCAGCATGTGTACCTGCAGTATTTATCTTAACCCATGTATTAGTGGCTAATCTTGCCTGTTGATCTAGTGTGTCTTTTATAACTGTTTTTTGTTTTTTTGTTAAAAACTTACTACGTTGAACTTGAGCTTGCCATGCTCCTAATCCTGCCCCAATACCTGTTAAAGTATACATTAGTAAATCATCATCCTCTTCACCAAAATATGAACCGGCAATTGCTCCACTTACCCCACCAAAAAAAGGTCGAGTTGCTTCATACACAAATTTTCTGAGAAGCCCATCACTTAATGTAACTCTTGTGCCTATCCTTTCAAGTTCTTCAAGTTGAACTGTAACACCATCATTGACTTGTTTAATAAAAGTTTCAGTTTGATTCTTTAATGTAAGTTTAGCTTTAGCAGCTTCTTTACGTAACGCATTTCGTTCTTCTCTTAAAACTTTTTTACTTTTATAAATCCCTTTTGCTGCAAGTTCGTTTTGTCTTTTAGTAATTTTACTAGATGAATTAAGCTGTTTATATGCATTAATTTTTGACTGTGCCTCTTTAACGATCTTTGCATTATTGGGTGAATCAGTTAAAAAATCCATTCTAGCTTTTAAACTGTTTTGTCCTTCTTCTTCTATAATTTGTTTTGTCAAATCATCTGCTTCAAACTCAGGCTCGTCTTTAATTCTACTTGGTAAGGTTTTAACAGTTCCTGATTCATCTACAATATCTATATCTTTAATTGTATTTCTATTTGTAAACTTTCTAGCTAAAACATCTCCTCCATATGTAGCAGCCCCTCCTAATGTTGTTGCCATAATAACACTTGAAGGATCAACATTTCCATATAAAACTTTTTCTCTTAATGCAACATCACCGGCTGCAAACGCACTACCTGTTCCTACTGTTGCTAATTTTCCTGCTTTTGCAATCTTGGTCCAAGGAATTAACCATCCAACAGGATCAACTAAGGCTTGTCCAATTCTACCAGTTAGGACTGCAGCATCTTCTGGTCTGTTTTTAAACTCTGGAAACTGTTTAAATATTTCTTCTTGTCTTTGTTTTTCAGATTCTCTTAAAGCTTTTTGAAATGTTAATCCAGAATCTGTTAAAGACCTAGCACCTGCGATAAAAGATTGAGCTAGATTACCAAAAATAGTTTGTTCTTGTTCTGCACCATAAGAAACTTTACGAGCAAACGAAGGTTCAGGACCTTGTGTAGGCTCTGTAACAGGTAAAGTTGGTTGAGATTCATTTTTAAATAAATAAGCATATTCATCTTCGTCCTCTTTATCAACACTTGTTTCTAAAGAAGAAGGAGTTTCTACTTTGTTTGTAGTAAACAAATAAGCATATTCATCGTCAAAATTATAAGACATATTTATTGTTATAGACTAGCGTATATTTGTCTATCTTCGAGTTGAGGCAATGCATCTTTTAATGCATCTAATATAAATTTCTGAATAGTTGTTGTATCCCCTCTGGTTGCACCAAATAAAGAAAAACCTGCAGCATCAACTAAACTATTCACTGCGTTTGCCGGTGCTCGGTATTTAAAAAGCAGTTCCGGATTGGCTACTGTTTCTGGATATTTTTTTGAAAAAGTTTTATATATATCTACAGCTTTTTCTCTTACTAAATCTTTTATTTCTCCTTCAGGTACACTTGAAAAAGTTAATTCTTTTCCTGTACCTTCTAAAGCTCCTAAAACTGCGACAACACCAGACTGTTCAAATTGTGTTCCATTCCAACTTAAATAACCATTACCATCAATAAGTCTAACAGACTCACCAAGTTCTACGAAGTCTTCCATTGTGACTCTTGTTTGCTCTTGAGAGTTACGGGCTGCAGAATCTAACATTTTTTGTTTTTGAATAAAAGATGATGTGCGATATACATTCATAAAGTTTGAATTAACTTTGAGAGATTCAACTTTAGAAAGTCTATCTTCTGATGTACCAGTTGTAAAAGTTTCTCCACGTCCAGTTGTGTCTGTAACAGTTTTATTATCTGGAACAGAAGATTCTTTCGGAGTCATTGGTGTAGGATTAGGATTCCCTAATGAGCCGGGTTGTTTCGCAGTATAAAAATAATTTCCTTTGACCCTACCAAAACTACCTTCTGTTATAATCTGTTGCATCCCCTCAAGTTGTTCTTGAATAGCAAGACCATAAGCGTCAGTTACATCTTTATTTAATCTTGTAGT